GCCCCGAGTCAACCCCTGGGGTGCTGGTGACCCTCTGAGGATGACGGACAGCGGTGAGGTCCTCGAACGATCGACAGGGCCGGAGAAGTGGAGCGATCTCGGAGGCCGAAGGCCGGACCAGATGGAGGTTTGGAACCCCTACACAGGGATGACTAGAGAGCAATGGCAGTTCTTCCGCGAGAATCCAGACATCGCTGCCTGGCACGACTACGCCCTTGAGAACGGTATGGGCCTGGATCAGCTCCCTCCCGAGTTCAAGGAACGCATGTACGAGGCCGACAGACGACTTGGCGGCAGAGCGAAATTGAGGAAGGTGTGACATGGCAGTCAGCGAATACCTCGTCGAAAAGGGCGACAACATCTGGAACATCGCCGCCGACACGCTGGCGACGGGTGATTACCAGCCCACCCTCCAGGAGATCGTCGTCAAGATGGAGGAGCTGATCAAGCTCAACCTCGACACGTTGAAGGCGTCCCCCGGCAAGGGCAACCCCGATCTCATCTACCCCGGCATGCGGCTGAGGCTGACTCCGGTCATCTCCCCGGGCGCTGCGGCTGAGAAGGGGAAGGACAAGGGTGGTACTGCCGGTGGCGGTACTGCCGGTGGCGGTACTGGTGATCAGCAGCGCGGCGTGGACGACGGCGCCACCCTACCTCCTGGTACCACTGGCGGCGGGGGCAGCAAGGACCGCAACCTCAGCGATGAGCGGGATGCACGGCTCAAGGGTGCCACCGTTCCGCCGGAGGACGGGGTGCCTGCAACTCAGCGCAACCTCAGCGATGAGCGGGATGCACGGCTCAAGGGTGCCACCGTTCCGCCGGAAGATGGAACACCTACCGTCAAGTACAGGCCCAGCCGGAATCTCAGCGACGAGCGTGATGCCCGCCTCAACGGGGTAGCTCCTCCGCCTGTGGATATCAGGCCCTATGCACCACCGCCCGCTCTGAGGCCCGGGCAGGGACAGGTGGTGACCCCATCACCGTGGGCAGAGAGCGAAGGAGTACCACCTGCGGGCTACGGCCCAACACGCCCCCCGGTGATGCGGCCCGATCGCAATCTCACAGCCGAGAGGGAGGCGCGCACTGGACGCTCTCAGCTGCCCAGGGCCACCCAGCGGCCGCCCGCCTTCCGTGGGGTCCAGGCTACCCAGCGGCCCGCCCCATTTCGGGAGTGGACCCGGTAGCCCATGCAGCACACCTTTCCGCAGTACTACGTGCCGAGGCCGTACCAGGAGGAGCTCCACCGCATGTGGCGCTCCAAGCGGTACGGCCTCGCCGTGCTGCCCAGGCAGACGGGGAAGGATGTAGCGGCCAGCATGGAGCAGTGCGAGGCCAGGCTCCGCACGCCCAAGACCACCGGGGTGTACATCTCGCTGAGCAACCCGATGGTGCGGGACATCCTGTGGGACAAGACCTACGTGGACCCACCCAGCGGGGAGTTCGTCCGCGCCCTCCAGGACAACGTGCCGTCCCAGGTGGTGTCCTGGAAGGACACGTTCATGGAGGGCCGGTTCAGCAACCACAGCCGGCTCAAGCTCCAGGGGTACTTCCAGTCCGGCCAGGACAAGTCCGGCGTCGGCACCTCGTACCAGGACTACACCATCACCGAGCTGGCGCTGTTCCTGCGCGAGGACCCCATCCCCCGGCTCACCCCGATCTTCGAGAACCGCGCCGAGAAGAAGCGCCTGATGGTGGTGAGCACCCCTCGCGGCAAGCGGCGCAACCCGCTGTGGCTGCTGATGGAATCGCTCAAGGGGAACCCCGAGGCGCAGGTCATCATCCGCACGATCGACGACCTCAACGCCATCATGAAGAAGGAGGGGCTGCCTCCGGTCCTCACCCCGCAGGAGCTGGAGCGGATCAGGGACACCTACCTGAAGCGGTTCGGCAACGAGCGCATGTTCGAGCAGGAGTACTACTGCTCGTTCGAGGAGATGGATGCCGCCGCCGTGTACGGCGAGGCGTACATGGCGATGGTCAGGGACGGCAGGGTCGAGAAGTTCAACCTCGATCCCGGCAAGCCCGTGTACGTCATGTTCGACATCGGTGCCTCGGGCATGCACTCGGACGCCACTGCGTGGATCGCCTTCCAGTGGATCAACGGGCGGCTGATGATCTACGACTGCGGCGAGGGTCACGGCAGGGCGCTGCCCGAGTACGTCGATGTCCTCCAACCGAAGCACTATTACAACAAGATCGGATTTATTATATTGCCGTGGGACGGCGAGCATCATGAGAAGGGGATCAACGCCACCCCCGCCGACATGATGCGGGAGCGGTTCCCGAACGTGGCCGTCCTCGCCAAGTCCGGCAAGGTGTGGAAGATCCCCAGCTCCAGGGCCGGCGACGCCTCCCTGATCACCGACATCCAGCAGACCCGGATGCAGCTGTACAACACGATCATCCACCCTGAGAACTGCCAGTGGTTGCTGGAGTGCCTGGAGAACTACAAGTACGAGTTCAGCCTGAAGCTCCAGCAGTGGACGGAGAAGCCGCTGCACGACAGGCACAGCCACATGATGGATGCGCTGCGCTACGTGGTGCAGGCCACCCGGGAGCTGGAGTTCTTCAACGGATCGTTCTTCGACGTCCCCGGCAGCAACCCCTCCAGCGACTACATCCAGGATTGGGCAGGTGTCTGGGCATGAGGAACACGACCATCCGGCAGGCGCTGCAGCACGTCGCCGACAACCCGGTCATGGAGACGGACGAGATGCTGGTCGTTCCCGCCCACGAGTTGGTGGCCCGCACCCTGTACGAGATCGCCAACTCCCCGATGACCGGCAGGACCAGGGACGCCTCCCGGGCCAATGTCGCCAGGGGCATGATCTTCAACAGGCTGGTGGGCAAGCGCCAGCCTGGCTCGCACCCGGCGACCAAGCAGCAGAGCGCCGTGGCCTTCCGAACCCTGACCGGGGAGGTGGAGCAGTGACCGCCGAGATCGTCCCGATCGACAGGGCTCCTGCTCGCAGGTGGAAGTCCGAGGTGCCGAAGGAGCACCGGGCCAGCCTGGACACGCGCCTGCGCTGGCTGTGGAACCAGCGGTTCGGCACGGTGCAGACCGTGTACATGGAGAGCACCGACCTGCTCGACAAGACGGCGGCCACGCTGATCCTCCAGGCCATCATGGCTAGGGACCTGCGCTCCATCCAGCAGCTCTTCCAGCGCCTTGAGGGCGGGGCCTCCCAGGACGAGGAGCTGGTGGAGGACGGGACCATGCGCATCTAGCCCCTGAGCCTCAGGCTCTCGGGCCACAAACGCTCCTCGTCCGGCAGCAGTTGCAGCGGCAGGTGCCATTCCCCGCCCACCCGGAACGCACGGTGGTCGTCGGGCCTGCGCACCCTGTACTTCCTCCGCTCCTGCGGCACCGGCTTGTAGCGCATGCCTCCCTCGTACACCCTGGTGCCGTCGGGCAAGGTACGGATCATGGGCTCAGCACGCCCGAGGTGAACTCGGTCCACAGGGTCAGGGACATCGGGCGCTTCCTGGTGATGAGGAAGTTCTGCTTCACCCGGTACGCCTTCGGCACCTTCTTGCCAGCGATCCAGGTGGAGTACGGCTTGCCGAAGTAGTACGCCAGAATCTTGTTGAGCTTCCGCAGGTCTGCTCGCCAGGTCGTATGGTTCTTCTTCGGGGAGGCCTTCTCCAGCTCCATCAGCTCCGTGATGCGGATGCCCGTGGCCCACTCGTAGATCATGACCGCTGAGATGCGATGCTCGTGGTCCGGGGAGAGGCGGCGCAGGAACTTCCGCACCTCCCGCTCCCACTGGATGAGGTGGGGGTTCTCGCGCACGATGTACTTCGACTTGGTGAGGGGCATCTTCCCCCTCACCTCATCGGGCACTACTAGCATTTCGACACGGCTCTGCCGGCCCGCAACCGACATCGGAGGTTGCGGGCGTTGTCCTCCTTCCTCTAGAAATCTCTTCCTCAATGTCTCTTCTGCTTCGGACAGGAACGCTTCTCGATCGATCATGTCTGAAGCCTACCTAAAAAAAAGTAGTCTCTCCTACCTATATGAATCAACCTCCCAAAGTTATGGCACTTGCACCGGAGGTGCGAGGGTCATACAAAAAAAAAGAGAGGAGGGTGGCAGGGGCCGAAACCCCCACCACCCTCCTCTCTTTCTTTTTTGAAGAAAAATTACCGACCTGGAAAAAAAAAGAGAGGAGGGTGGCAGGGGCCGAAGCCCCCACCACCCTTCGATCACTCAGCCCTGCGGACGCACCTCACCACCGCAGGCCGCGTAGCCCGCAACCTCC